TTGTGCCACCCAAGATTGTGCCACCCTCGATTGTGCCACCCAAGATTGTGCCACCCTCGATTGTGCCACCCAAGATTGTGCCACCCAAGATTGTGCCACCCAAGATTGTGCCACCCCTGATTGTGCCACCCAAGATGCGAGCGTGAATGCCGACGATGACCCCTGCGGCTATAGATACTCCCGCCGCTACCCAGCCGCCGACCGATCCATCTGGATTTGCGTGCTGCCTGGCCGGAACAGGCCCTTGGCCGTCGCTAAAATCAAACGTCGTGTTTTTTTCACTCATTACATGGGTTCCCTTTTTTCTCGCCTCGCTGAATTGCCTCGAAGACTTCGCTCCGATGCACGGGCACCTCGTCCGGGGCCGTGATCCCGAGCTTGACGTGGTCGCGGCAGAACTCTGTGACCTCGACCGTGATGTCGTTGCCGATATGCACAACTTCGCCTAGCTTACGCCGTAATACGAGCATCGGATTCCTTCCGGTTGAGCAGGCCGCAGAGGCGGCAGGGCGTTATGTGGATCATTCCGTGACAGGTCGGGCAGCGGACGGGCTTGACGCAAAAAGTCTCTTCGCCCTCGATGTAAAAAGCATTCTCGGCGGTGCTGGCTTGGCGCTGGCCGTCGATAATGTTTCGCACGGTGTCCCAGCCCATGCCACGTTGCCGGGCAATGTCCGTGATCGAAAGCCCGTCACGCATTAGCCGTCGATATTCGATAGTTCGCGGATCGGGTAGCACGTCCTCGGTGGTGGTGTCCTGTTCGTGTAGTTTGAGCATGGCAATTCCTTTGCGTTGCTAGAAAAGACCCCCGCCGCCCGGCACACGCCGGGGAAAGCGGCAGGGGCGATTCGCTTGAAAGACGACGGCGCGCCCGTTGCGCGCCGTCGTCTCGTGGGGTAAAGCCACCATCGCTAAAAAGCGAGTGGGGGAGGCAGGGATCGAACCTGCGACCTCGAGGTTATGAGCCTCGCGAGCTACCACTGCTCCACTCCCCTGACAAGAAAACCCACCACCAGAAACGCGGGGGATGGTATAAGATCGGCGGCCCGCCCCGAGCGCTCGAGGCAAGGCCACCTGACGGCCGGGAACATTACCCGTAGATACCCAGCCGTTTACCCGAAGATGCGTAACGTGGTGACTAGTGAATCTGCGTAGCCGCGCGATACTTCGATACGCGACGGGAGGTAAACCGTCTGAGTGAAATCTGCCACTCGCATCGTTGCTGTCCATCGGGTGGTGTGTCTGTGATGCTACATGAGCATACAGTAAAAACCACATCCGTACGGTAGCAATCCATTCAGCCACGGCAACTACCTTGTTGCTGGATAGGGGGGTCGGATCGGGTTGGTCCGACTGCGGGTTATTTTCGTTGGCGGGCAACCAATGAAGGTCTCCCTGATCGGACCGCCATCACTGTTGAGCAATCTACCGAGTCCGGCTCTGATGTGCAATAGGAGTTTTGCGATAATTCCCGGATATTACAAAACAAAAAAACGTAACACGAAGAATGCTGGGAATGCGCATTAAAAAGGCCGCACCGTTTTGGCGGTGCGGCAGTGGCCGAAGCCAGTAACTGTTCTAGCGCCTACATTATCGGTCGCCCAAAGGAAAAGTCAAGCCTCGCCCAGCAACGCCCCCGCCGTCACCCCCAGCACCCGCGCGATGGCCTGGAGGTTGGCGATGGATGGCTGTTGGCCCAGTTGCTCGATATTATACAAGGTGGCCTCGGTGACGCCGGCCGTGGCGACCACCTCGCGGCGGGTGAGTTTTCGTGCCGTGCGGATCGTGAATATCCGCTGGCCGATGGTTTGTTTGCTCATGTGGTTTCCTCCTCCTCGACGACCAATTCGGCGATCGCATCGAAATCCTCGTTGGCGTCGGGGGTGTCGCGGTAGAGCCACGCGGCCAGCCCTACTCGCATTTCTTCGGCGCGGTGGCGGAAGTCCGCTGTCTGGTACGGTGTGCTGGCGCCGTCCACGGTCACCGGGGCCGATGCCTGTGTTAGATCGGCCTGTACTGCGTACTCATCACTCCAGCATGTCAGTTTGTATCGTGTCATGGCTCTCTCCGGTAAGGGTTTCGTTTCTAAAAATCACAACTCGGCTTCTGCCGATGCGGCTTGCCGACGATGAGATTTCGAACAGTTCTTCGAAAAATCGGCAACGCTCGAAGCCGCCCATGCCATCACTGCCGCGTCTGTCATTTTGTCCAGGTCGCTGTCATCTCTCGCGACACTCATTATTGTTCCAGCCGATGCATTTTTAGCCTCCAGCTCAATTCCCGTTAAATCCCAATCGCACGACATCCAGCTAGTACGGACAGTTATGCCTGGGTGTTTTGCAGCGATTTCGTGAATCAATTTTTCTTTGCGCGTCGTTTTCATCGTTTCTCTCCGGTAAGGGTTTCGTTCTCATCACTGCCCCTATTATTACATATCGGCTATTACAAGTCAATAGCTGCAGCCCCTTTTCCCCGGATATTACAAAGTAATTCCCAGTAACACGCCCCGCTAAACCGGGGGGTTGACTCTTTCGCGGAACGCGGGATAATAAGGTATCGGAGGTCGCCAATGTCCCAACGTAACTTTTCCGCCGCTGTCCCGGTGCTTCTGGTTTGGCGACCTCTGCGCCGGGCGGCGGCTTTAGGGGAGGGTGTTATGAGACGGCACCAACAAAAACCGTTTTTCTCTGGATGCGGAACCGTGGCGCTGTTTATCATTGGAAGTTTCGCATGCCTGGTGATGGTGGCGGTGACGATGGCGGTCCTTGAGCAGCCGTATCCCAGGCAGACGCCGGTGCCCGGTGCTGCTGCAAAAGCGAACAGGCGTTGTGACACCGAGAACGCGTTACGGCGTGCGGCAAGAGAGGCCGTCAGGGACAATCTACACTATCCGAACAACGCATCATTTGGTTGGTATACATCGGCATCAATCAATCCCGAAGAAACCATGGCAGCGGTCAGGGGGACAGTCACTGCCCGCAATGGATTCGGGGCCGACCTGACTTATGATTATTTCGTGCTGTTCGCCCAGATCGACGATGAATGGACGCCAACCAGCGTGGCCATCGAGCCATGATATTGACAACCACCACCTAGACCAGCGGTGACTACCACTTGCCGACCGGGCAAGTCTCGGTGGCCATTTTTGCTTTGTTCAGCACGGCCACGCGGTTCTTGCTGATACAGCAGCCGCACTTCTTACATCGCCCATTTCGGTAGTGCTCACACGCGACACAGATCGCCTCGCACCGCTCGACCTCCGCTTGATCGCGGGCTGGGAATCCTGCCGCCGTCCAGCGGGCCAGGGCATGAGCGTAGTGGCCCATGTCGGCCAGTGAAATACCGAGCCGCTCTGCTGCCGGTTGCAGATCGGGTGACTTCGGACAATTGCGTTTCGGCCAGCCCTTAATGCGTTCGGGCTTTTTCCAGCCGCAATGGATGCAAACGGATTCGGTGGTGTTGGGGATGCAGTCGATCATAATGCGGTGACATAAGCGTAAGAGCCAACTTTACTACCAATACACGGAGTACTGGAGTAGCCAGTATTCCAGTTAAATAGGTCTCCGTCGTATTCACAATCATTTCGGGCCGAATCTGCCCTGTAAGTACTGACTCCGGCGGTGTCGTCGGGGTCCCACCACGCCACGCTTTTGTTTCCCAAACTAGCGTGACAAAACATCAAAATACTGTCGTTCGCCATTGTGTACTTCCATGCGCAGCCGCCACATGGCGTGTAACCATCCATATTCCAGGTTAAAACATAGGTGTCGTTGAATACCGCACAAGCATCGACAAGCCCAAGTAATTGCACCTGAATCTCTTGTGGAGTACTGCTGCCAATGCAATAGGCGCACGTTTCACCGCAGCAACACCTCCGCCTTCCCATCCCTCTCCACGAGGACAATAGCCCTTGCGCGTACCACGGCTTCGGCGGTTGTGATTGCGGAACGGCAATCGAATCGTCGGCGAGCAGCAGGCCAGAATCTCGACGGGTGTAGCGGCGTTTACTCATGGGTTATGTCGGGCAGGGGAAATCTAACGGTCGCCACGCCTTATTTTCCTTGTCCCACGCAATCACGCCGACAGCGTTGTTGTCTGTCTCGAATCCGCTGGATACGGATAGCGGGGAGGTGGAGTTGGCGACCGGCGACCAGCCGGGGTCCATTGGCGTTACATTATCCACGGTCGACAGAGCGTCGCTTGTGGAGCCCGTGGAAATGACCGCTTGGCACAAGCACATTCGAGAGCGGCCGTAATCGACCTGCTCGCCACAGAGTAGGCTGCCAGTGGAATTGACCACGCCGGCCACGGCAACGCCCCAGTCGGCGTGCTGCTGCGTTCCAGTGCCGCCCTTCGCTAACGTCCACTGTCCGCCCTTCGGTCCCCAGAGTTCGTCAGCCGCCGGTGTAGCCGTCGAAGAGTAGGCAACGACAAGCATATCCGTGTAGACGTAATTGCCGACTGAGCCGGCTTCTACCGCTTGGCCTCGGTTCACCATGTAGTTGCGGTGGTAGCTGGTTGTCGGCTTCGAGATTGCAGGAAGCATCGAACCGTCGTCAAGCTGCTTCACACCCGTCATGGCCATGATACCATAGGCCGGTACGGTTTCGGTGGAGCCGTTGTAGAATCGTGGGTTCACTGGCACGCCACGCGGCAGCACTCGCCGCATCGGTAGCGGGCCGCCTTGGTGTCGCATCGAATCATGCCAACGGCGCATCTCGCGCAACGCGACACGATCCGAGGGCGTCAGAAAATAGCCGTCCGGCTGAGCCATTGACTAGTCCTCATAGACTTGCAGTTGCAGGTTGCACGTCCCTGACGAACACTTCCACTTCCACAGACTGGCGTTCAGCCGAAAGGCAAACGGCTCGGTCGCCTTAATTTTAAGGAACGGGTAGTAGTCGCCGGTTGAGGTCGTCGTCGGCCCGCACAAAACATACTTGCTCGTGTCGAGGTTCCGACCAACGACATAGCCGGGCGTGGTGAGGCTTCCAAAGGAGATGGTCGTCGGTGCCGTTGTCAACACGACAATCGGCGCGTGTAAACCCTGTGCGGTTTGAGTGATGTTGATCGAGCCGGGGTAGAACGTCTGCGCGGCGTTCACGTTCGAATAGGTGAGTTGTAAGTTGACGCTGATTTCATTGGCCATGATTGTTCCTCTCCATTAGTAAAATGATTGTGGTAAGGCGAGCACGCCAAAACTGTTCTCGTGGTAGTGGCGACAGGTACGGTAGACTGGATCGTCGCCCTCTTGTAATGGCATTCCGTTCCCGTTTAACAGTCCTATGTACGGTTGCCCCTCATCCGTTAAAAATGCCTTACGCTTTGGCGGTGATTGAGCGGGTACGGCTCCACTTGCCGGAAGCGTTTCGCCCGGCGACACGTAGCTAGTGAAATATGATCCTTGATCCAACGCGGTCACATCCCAAGTCTCACGCTTGAAGTGCATCGAGAGTTTCACGGGATAGTATCGGATTGTTTGCGTACCGATGGTTTTGTACTCCACCCCCGATGTTGAGTATTCCATCATTTTGAACTGACGCGGGGACGCACCGAAGAAGACATCATTGTTGACGCTGTTCATGTAGTCGAGTGCTTGATACAAGTTGAAATGCAGAACCGCTCCGTCGTATGACAATACTGGCCTCGCCTGGTCAACCATCGGCGGCGGGTCGTATGGTTCGCCAGCACTGTTGAGTGGGACAAACGGCTTCCACACGTCGTCTACCCATTTGCCGATGAATGGCTCCTGGAAGAGTTCAAACGTCAGCCCGATTTTAATTCCCCAGTTCTCGGGGATAGGACTGTCCGGGTCGCCGCCGCCGCTGTCGGGTTCTCCGGCCTCGGGTAGAGCGACGGTACCATAGTTGCACGTGACTTCCCAATGGAGCGGGCCAATCTGTTGCGGGTCGCGTCCAATACACCACGCATTGGGCATTGATTCCGTCTGCGTCATGTACAGGTCGAACACCTGCGGCAACCGCGGATCAGAAAGAACCGTGACCGCCCCATCATGCACGCTGTTAACGGTCACGAGAAAGGTTCGCTTGTAAGTGCGCGTACCGTCTTCCTTTTCGGACCCGCCCTTGCCAATCAGTCGTTCGGACACCGAGACAACACTCATATTCCTGCCCCCGCGAGTACGAGGCCACCAGCTTTGCGTGTGTTTTCTTCAATCTTCTTGAGTTGCACCACTTGCTGCTTGCCTACGTCTATCTGCTTGTCGATGCCCATGTTTCGCCGCATATTTGCGACGATGGCCTTGGCCGCTTCGAGGGTGCCACGTTCCGCCGCTGCCGGGCTGCTAAGCCGTTTTGATCCCCCGCCCGCCGCTCCGAACTCCGAAGGGTCTTGCCACCTCGCCCGTTTGGTTTTTGAGCGTTCTGCATCCTCCGCGATCTTCCGCGATGCCTGGCGGGCACGTTCAATCGCCTTCATCATATTTTCGCCCCACAGTCCGCCCGTCCATACGGCACCAAGATCGTCTGCAACTTCCTTTGTTACGGCCGCCATTTCGCGGCTGAAGTCGGCGAACACAGTCGTTTCAAGCGAGCTTGGAAGTAGGACGTTCCAGAACTTTTCCGCCCACTTGGCGGCCCATGCCAGTGTGTTAATAAACCCGATAAGCAACCCCTTCACCGACTGAAAGACAGTATTAAGAGTAGAGGCAACATTCAGGAAAACGCGAGCAATTTGCAAAAAGACGTTGCCAATTTCGGAGACTACTGTGGAGGTGCGATTAAACTCACCCGTTGACTCGGCCAACAAATTGCTAAGTTTTTCCAGCATGGGAGCAACTTCAACCGCAATCGTAATGCCGAGCCCACCGAGCGCAGACTTGAAGCGAGTCATCGCGTCGTTGGCCTGTTCCACCTGCCGCGAGGCAACAGTACCAACGACAATTCCAAGCCGCTGCGCCTCCGCGATAAATCCTTCGATGGATTCTCGGCCGCCCTCAAATAGCGGGATCATTTGCGCACCGGCCCGCCCGAACACCGCCAACAGCTTGCTAGTCGTCTGCGTGCCCAATCCAACCTTGTCAATGGTCTCGGCAATCCGCAAGAACATCTCATCCGGCGCTAACTGGGCGATTTCCTTTGCCTTGAGTCCAAAGAATGCAAACGCTTCAGCCTGTTCAAGGTCGCCTTCCGATGCCTTGGCCGCTGCGTCCTGCATCCGAATCATGCCCTTGCCAAACGCGGCGCCCTCGATACCAGCCAACTTTGCCGCGTGTTGCAATCCGCCGAGCTTCTCCGTCGTCATAGAAAGCGTGCGGGCCAGCTTGGCCGTCTGGTCGATGGCCTCCATTGTACTGCGCACATAGCCGACAGCCGATCGGAGTGCCATCGCCGCCATTGCAACACCCATTGCGATAACGGCTGTTCGTAGGCTGATAAACGCGGTAGCGAGGCCGCGAGTCGCACCGCCGACTTTCTGCGAGAACCGCTTGGCAGCCATCTCGCCACGCTTGAAGCCAGCCGTCAGCGGTGCGGTGTTGACGTTCGTTAGAATGTCGAGTTTTGCGACGACTGCCATATTAGGTGATATCCTTCCAACCGCTCAGGTTGCGTGCAATCTGCTGCCATGTCATTTCAGGTTCGACGTGCGACGGCATAAAATCGGTAGCCTCGACCTGCTGCCCAGGCTTGGAAAAACAACTAACAATCGCCGCCGTCCTAATCCCATGCAGCACTTCGTTCCACCGAGGCCCAAACGGTTCAATCATTTCGTAGGCCATCCACTCGGATATTTGCCGAGAGTCCAACCGATCACGTAGTTCGTCTGGATGCGCCGCGCTCCCAACTCCGCACACACACAACCGGAAGAGGAGCAATTCCTCCGGTTGTGACCTTAGTTTTTTTCCAACTCCTCCACGTCGGACTGCGTGAATCCGTTGATGGAACATGCCTTCTCGAACAATCGCTCGACGATGCCAGCCGGCAAATCCATGAGCGATTGGATGTCGTCGTCGCCAAACATCCGAACGCCGGCCTCGTCGGTAATCGACCGAACCAGCACGGCACCACGAAACATGCCCGGATCAGACAGTGCGGTTCCTTCCACGCTAAACCGCTTCTCGATCTCCGACCGCTCCCAGCCCGACATGACTCGCAAGTACAATACGGAGTCATCACCCAACTCGGGGATCGGTATGGCTTCAATAGGTTTTGGCACGGCCAACAAAGCCGCCTTGTCAACGCATCGCATGGATAACGCTCCTTGGTGTTAGGTGGTCGGGAAGCCCGGCCAGCCGGTGACTTTGATTCCGACGGCTCGCCGGATCATCGAATCCTTTTCCAGTTCTCGTCCCATCGACTTGACGTAGCCCTCGAACGTCTCGGCGGTTGCCGTCGCCGAGGGGAAAGTTACTTTCCAGTCCTGATTGTCCCCAGACTTGTAAAGCGTTCCGAGTTGTTTGGAAGTTGCGTCAGTCGATCCGTAGCTCAATGTCAATGTCATTTCGCCCGGATCGACTTGGCCGCGTGCATACGACTTGAAGTTACGCAAGTCGCTGTCCGTGCTGTTGTCGATCGTGGACGTGTCGATGTCGTCTGCCGTCCCATCCGGCCCAGGTGCCGAGATCAGCCCGGCGAGCACGGTGTAGGTCGTGGTGCTGGCTGTCGTCGCCTTCATCGAGATCGTTGTTCCGAACCCAATCATTTTTTTAGTTGATGCCATAGGTATCTCCTTATGTGCTGTCGTTGAAAATGTGGAGTCGCAAGGCCGCAACGTGTTCGCCGGAATCGGCACCTACGCCGCCAGGAATATAATCGTCGCTGTGGTCTTCGACAAAAACGCCTTGAACGGAAAACAAAGACGACCCCATCAAGCCGCTTTTGCCGTTGAGTTGCCCGCGCACGACCTTGGATATTTGCTGCGCCGTTGCGAGGTCGTCGTCGATCACCTCTAAGTCCCAATAGGATTCGCACAGTCCGACGCAGCCTGATAAATCCACCTCCTCGGATTCATCGCTACGGATATACCAGATACGCGGATGCCGGTTTGCCGCAACTGTCGATTGGCTCTCCGTGGCGCATTCACACCGACCCGGCCCGGCCACCGTCGGAAACACTCCAACGACTGCGGTACTGCCGACGATTGCGGATCGGATCGCTTGCGCTAGATCAGCCATGTTTAGCCATCTGTTCGATGTTGTGGGTGATGCGTGCAATCATAACTTTTGCGGCGATCGGTCCAACTGACTTCGCCGCCTCTTCGAGGAAGTGCTTGCCCTCGATAGGCGTGCGGTTCTCACCGCCTCGCTTGCCAGCCGAATAGCCGAACTCCTGAAATGCCCCATAGAACGTCTCGCCCGTGTACCAGCCCTCCCCTACGGTCGTTCGTATGCCAATCTGGTTGCGGCGTCGTTTTACTGATTTTGTTTTGATGTTCCTGCGAAGTGCTCCGGTATCGGCGGGGGCGTTGCGACGTGCTTGGGCTGTGATGATCTTCTGGCCAGCGCGCAAGCCAGGCCGGATAGCCCTACCAATTTGCGACTTGCTAAGCCGATTTAGTTTGCGAATCAATTCGCGGTCGCCTTTCAGCGTGATGGTTAGCCCTTTCGCCATTACGCTTCCTCCTCGCAGAGCAACTCTAGCCAGCGGTCGCGTTCCTCGGTGTTTTTTACACTGAGCACATTGAGGTATCGACTCCCGTATTTCAGCCGCGCCCGTGGCGTCACCGTCGTTGTGTGGTGCATGTCCACTTGATGCGTTGTCGTTTCATGCACTTGCCTTGCCATTGTCAACTCGCGTCCTGAGAGAGGCATGATCGCCGCTTGTACCGTCTCCACTGTCGCAAAGGCACGTTGCGATTGGCCATAGTCGTCGGCCGACGTTGTGCCGGATAACGTTTGGATTTCAACCGTATGGCGCAATGATCGCAATCTCATTGGTAGTATCCGTAGTCATTCCCGCCCAACAGTGAATCAATCGCCGCTTCCTGTTTCTGCTCGTCAATTCGTTCCGGGTCCCATAGGTGCTCCAGCTTCAGCTTCACCGCTGCTTTGAGCGTGCCCGGTATCGTGGTCGGTGTCGTGGATCCGGCCACGTATCGAACCGTCACCGCATTGGGCACGTCTCTCGCTGTCGGCCACGAAAGGGCATAGGCCGGCGTGACATAGCCGGGCCGCTCGCCCGTGACGACCTGCGTCCATGACGTGCTACTCGCCGTGCTTCCGAGTGTCGATCCATAGGTTGTCAACCCGCCCGTCGAGTTGTAATACTTGATCCACTGCACGTTTTGGAGCGGTGGATAAGGTATCTCGATTCGGTCGTCGTTGCCGTCATCGGGGAAACCGTTGAGAATCAGATCGTAGGTGGCTTGGCAAAATTGACGCCGACCTACAATGCGCCGCTGGCAGTAGTCGACGGCCTCGTCTAGCTTGCGAGCAAGCTCGTCGTTGTAGGTGTCCGAAGTGAGGTAGAGGTGATCCTTCGCCTCTTGCATCGAGATCGGCGTTGTCGTCGGAAGTGTAATCAGTTTGGATTCCATGATTTAGCTCTGGTGAAACCACTGGCTCCAGTATTCCCGCGTGTCCTCGAGCGCACCCGTCAGGTATGCCGCCTCCGTCGCTGCTTGGTCGCGTCGTTGCTCAGCCTGTGCGATTCGCTGCTGTAACTCGGCCGCTCTTGCGTGGCTCTTCGCCGCGAGGTCAGACACTCCATCGTCGAACGCATACAGCCCACACGTCTTCAGTAGATCGGCCTGGGGCGGGATTATCACTTCGATACCACGCCCGGCCGCGATGCCCAGGAAGTATTCGCAACTCGGCCGTTGTGCGCGGTACTCGGCGGACTGGGCCATGTCAACACCCCACACGCCGATCGTGTCGGGTTTCATCGCAATCGCCAACGCGATCATGTAGCTAACGCTGTTCGTAAAGTACGTGCCGAACTGGTTGATTATCTCTTGCAGGGGATAGGCCGCCGACGCCTGAATGTCGGGATGCGTTTCCCGCATGAGGATCGGCTTCTCTGGTAAACAGCGTGCGAGCCATTCCCAATAGGGAATCCGCTGTTGAACGAGTGCGGGGTCGTGTAGTTCAAACTGCACGTCGTATCGAGGCGCTTGCTTGGCAAGCACCAGATCACTCAACGTCCAGATTTGCCAGCTACCATCGTGGTAGGGCGCCAGCCCCAAAGAGGATGACGCCTTTCCCACGATGGCAATCTTCTTCTGCTCCGGCATCGGGCAGGGCATTACAATTGCCATCGTCGTGTCCCTTCAGATTAGGTGGAGCCATAGGTGATAGTTGTAACTTGCGCCGTGCTATTGAGGATCGACTGCCAGTTGGTCGCGCTTGTCGCAATCAGTTCGACGCTGTAAAGGTCGGAGTTTGCCGCAAAAGTGATCTTGCGGCTTGTTCCCCAATTCAGCGTGCAAAGGCTGGAACAGGCAACCGTCACCCCGCCGGTAGAACTCCGGCAGATTAGCGTTTTCCGCACGCCAGCCGCAGGCGGTTTTAGCAGCGTGTAGGCTCTCGCGCCGGCCGAGGTCGATCCGATGCAACTGATGCCGTAGGCATTCAGTGCTCCGGCCGAGGTCTTCGTTTGCACCAATTCGCGGATCTGCCCATCGCTACTATTAGTGATGGTTCCCGTGTTGGTAATGGCCCCCGTGTTGGCGAGCGTGCCGCCGTTGGTCAGGGTGCCGCCCGCTTCGAGCGTCAACGCACCGCCGCTCGAAACGATCATGGTGTTGCCGCCGTCCTTACGGTACACCTTTGGAAGGTAAGTCGCGTCTGCCATTTCATTCTCCGTTGGTTGCCGCGAAGGCGACGGGCAGGCATAGCGCCCGCCGCCCCGCGTAGTCACTCAGGACACGGTGAAAACTAGGTGCTGGTCGAGTCCATCGCCACGGTCACCTTGCACGCCGCCGCAGTGGCAGCCGCAAGCGTGGTACTGTCGCCAGCCGGCTCCACTCGCGGATCGTACTGTTGGGCAATCACGCCCTGTAGGAGCAGCATTTCTTTCTTCACGCACAACGCGCGAAGATAGCGATGCTGCGGATAGTACACGTCGATCGACGCGAGCCGCGCATCGTCGGCCGTGGTGCTATTGGTCACGGTCACGGCTGCACCGCTGATTGCCGCGTAGCTTGCGGCGGCGGTCGTGCTGGCATCGGCTGCCACGATCGTCAAGGCCGCCGTTCCCGTTGATGCTCCGGTGCTCTTGAACAGGAACGTGAACATGCAGCCATTGTAGTTGGCCATATCCACGTAGTCGCTGTAGAGCGTGCTGTTGGCCGTGGTGGTTGTGACACCATAGACGGCCGTCTGCTTGATCCCTTTGGAAAGTTGCTGAGCCATTATTAAGGTCTCGCTTTCTTTGTTGGTGTTGTGATGTTAGCCGAGCGTCACGCGAACCACGGCCTCTTCTTTGACGGGAGCACCGTCCGAATTCGCCCGCATGACGAACAGGTCTTGGTTCGTTCGGACGAGGAGTTCCTCGGCCCGGACGATCTCCATGTCGAGCGAATCGACGATCCAGTAGGCTTCGCGGAAGTCACCGAACATGGCGGTGTAAAGGCCCGTCGTGAAAGTGTTCGGCGCGTACTCCGAGAGCCGCACGGGGAAGTTAAGCAATCGCTCCGGCTCGCCGGCAACCACACTGTCTTGCAACAGATAGCGGCCGTTACCGTCCTTGAGTTTGGCGATTTGCTGCATTCCGTCGCGGTGCATGATCCACTGCGCCGATGTCCAGTACGCTTGCTTTAGCGTATACTTGGCCGCCTTCAGGCCGTCGAAGGTCATGGAGGTGCCCGTGTTTCCGGTGGAAACATCGCGGCCCGTGGAAATGCCATCGTCGCTGGCGGTGAAGATACCGAGCGGCTGTTGCACGCCGGTTCCGGTCATGTAGGCGTTTTCCATCGCCTCGGCACATACCCGAGCCAACTCCTCACGCACTATCGACTGGGCGTTCGGAACCTTGCGGAGCAAGACCTTACTGACAACGATTTCCTTGGCGAGTGGGTGCGGGGTCAATGCCCGCTTGCCAAAGGCCAGCGTAGAATCCCGACTCGGCTTGCCGAGTTCCGAGGTCCATTCCGCTGCCGACATGCGATCCGTGAGCGCCGCCGCTCCAAGACTGTCGGTGCCGGGGATCGGCGGGAGAACGCGCGCCATTTGACGGAAGATCGTCGCGTCGGTCACGTTCTTGATTAACTCGGTGACAAACGTCTCGGGGGCGTACAGATAGCCGCCGGCGGTTCCTGTGCCGGCGCTCAATGCACGCTGCTCGTCGGCATTGACATTGCCCCGCAGATACGAGTCGAACGCCGTGCGGTACTCCACAGTGTCGCACGGCCGGCCGTAGGTCGTTCGCTCCTCGGGCTTCTCTGCCTTCTTGGCTTCGTCCAGCTTGCGGAGTTCGAGTTCCGCCTCGGCCACCTCCAACTCGTTGCGGCGTTCGGCGTCCTCAATCTCAACCCGCTTGGTCTCGGCGTCTGCCCAGGCCTTGTCCCACGCGGATCGCTCCTCGGTGTTGATGGCGCGCTTTTCGGCGTCCGCCTTGTTCAGAATGGCCCGAGCATCCGTAAGGATTTTGTGCCGGGCTTGTCGCATTTCTGCCGTGTTGATCGCCATATTGATACTCCTCGTGGTTTAGGTACCACGGGAACACCAATAAAAAAGGGCGGCTCGCGTGGTACATGGATACCGTGCAAGCCGCCCGCTACGCGAACAGACTCGTCAGAAGGGCTTCGGCAACGCCGTCGCAAATTTCAGTTTCACGCTCTATTGTAATTTTCGCATTCAGAAAGTCAACACCACTAATTAAACGGCCGAGTCGAGCAATTTGTGCAAAACCTCATTGTCGGCCTCGGGCGGCTTCTCCTCTTCCTCGGCCTTGCGGTGCTCCTCTAGGCTACGCATGGCCACGGTGCCCACGGTCTGGCGGTAGGCTGGGTAAGCCGTTAGGGTGATGGCGCGCAGCGCGGCGGACGACACCTGACGTATCGTGTCCGCTCCCTTGCCAATCCATTTGGACTTGGCC